CATCATATCTTCAGCTAAGTCCTTGAAGAATCCATTGAAGTCATCTTGATGGAAGAAGTATTCCTTACTATCTTCCCCTTCAATGAATCCAAACCTACGCTCTAATACTAGCTTTATTACTTTACCCTTCATACGGTCCCCCTTCGTCATAATCGGCTGGTCTTGGAGTAGTTTTTCGTAGTCGAAATTGGCAAAACACACAGTATTTCACCCTCCCAAACATTACGCACCCACATTCGGCGCACTTCCAGTTAGGCACATTTAGATACCAGTCATACCATCGTTGAGACTTAACATTACCAGTAGGTGTAGATACTGGTTCTATGTATTCCTCATATTCGTTCGGTGGTTTTATAATCGGCAAGCTGCACCAATTGCTGATAATCCTCATTGTCCATTAAGACCCATTCGCGTGGTCTTCTTTGACGTTGAGTAATGAATTCCTTCATTAAATAAAGGAACCATTGTCCAGCTTGACCTTTTGAACGTTGCTCAAAAAGCTCGGTATCTGTAAAGACTAAATGGACAGGCTCCATTAAATGTGGTTCTGGTATCCATGCGCGCCTGTGAATATCTAGCTTACGCTGGTAGTAATCAGTCTGCATCCAATGATGCATACAGAATATGCGCTTGAACCATTCGCGCATACTCTCACCCTTTTCACGATTCTTTACGACACAGGTGCATTCAGTCATTTATACCCCCTGATAATCCATTCAGGCATTTCACCAGTTCTAAGAGTCATTTCCTTTAGAATCTGATGAAACTCCTCATTATGCCGAGCCACTATTTTTTCAGGTCGGCCTACCTTCTCAAAATAAACCCAATAGATAAAGCTCATTTGTTTTTCCCCGCGAATAGTTTTTGGAGTTCAATCACTTGACCTTCAGGCATAGTGTATATGATTTGATTGCCTACACTATCTATCTTAATCATACCTGCTTGGTCAAATGATACCATGATATTATCAAGTTCAGTAGCATCACCGTAATGTGCCCACATCTTCTTGAGCAACATGACTCTACTGATTTGATGTGTTTCTCTATTAAGTAATTCCTTGATGATTAGTCCCTTGATTAGTTTTGTGTCTGATAACCCCTTCTTACCGTGGGTCATTTCACGCACATTACCAATCAATTTCTCACAATGAGATATGGCTAGTTGCATGGACTCTTCATCAATGTATAATTCGGGTGAGCGCGCAAGTGATAGAATCATGGCTACTTTAAGAACCGAGTCTCCAAATCGGTTAAGAGTTCCTGTATCATCTTTGATTTCTTGCATCGTAATGATGTCAATGAAATCTTCATACCACTTCTGGTATAAAAGTCCAGCCGATGTATAGTAACTAATTTCATTTGACTCACGACTGGTGTAGGCGATGATACATTCTTCTGTTTTTTCCCTGGAGGCAAGAGGTCTAAAGGCACCACGAAGTTTTGTGAGTTCTTTGAGATATTCTGCTGTCTCTTTGTAATTTGGTGGATTACTGAGTGGGACAAGTAATGAGTTAGCACGGTTTCTCTTATGTTCGGCAACAATAAAAGTTCGTGCAAAGTAACCACCATGTATATCCTTCTTTCCAAAGAAATCTGTTGAGTGTGCTTCGTTGGTAGCGGTTAACATGGTAATAGTGGGGTCTTTCAAGTTGAATGATTCCATCTTGAGCAAACTACGCCACTCACCAATGTTATACTGGCGGTCATAAAGGTCAGTGAGAATATCCGTTGCTACCTTATCCTCAACGATACTTGAAGTAAGCTCGGAAGAACAGATAAATGCAACAGATTTCATTATAGGTTTACCCTTACCACCTTCTACAGTGGTAGCGGTTCCTAATTCTTTCAGGATACCCTGAATAGACGAACGTCCAGATATAATCTTAGTTCCCCCAACAGCACGCACAAGTTGTTTAGCCATGCTAATTGGTGGTCCTTTTTTAAGACCTGATTCAGCATGGAACATAACATAGATGTTGGGGTAAAGATTATATATTTGCCGGTCCAGCCATACGTTATCCTGAAGCACTGCTGAGATTGCTGCTAACCCACCCCAGAACCAGAATGATGTTGGAGATTCTAGTTCTGAGTGTTGACTCAGAAGTTTCTCCATCCACGTCATTCAGTTTTCCATTCATTCCGTGGAGCGTTAACTTTAATTCTTGTTAGATGCGTAGCATCATTGGTGCAAACATAAACGTCACACGCATCTTGTGCCCCTACTCGTGTAGCCTTGCTACTACATTCAGGACATACAATGTGTTCAACAGCTTTAGAAGGGGATGTCATCGTCCGGTGCCCTCATCTCTAGTCTTTCTTCGTCAAGTATCCTATTATGGACACTTCCTATTAACACCATAAACTGAGCTAAAAGGGATACGAGATTGTCAGCCATTATAACATCGAATGCTGTAACATCCCAATTCTTCGCATCACTTTTATAGCTTAGTTTTAGTTCAAAGTGTCTCATCATTGGTCCTGCTTTCTCTCCCATGCATTGTAAATGATTTCGTCCAACTTAGAATCAGGTGGAACTATATCATCTGCAAGGAATTGTTCAGTAATTGATTTGGGTGGCATAGGTGGAAGTTCAATCTTCTGACCTTCTGCCACCTTAATCTCAGGAGCATTGAATTTCTTCAAGTCCTTATAGTTTTCACCAATTTCAATATCACAAGGAATCTTCAAACTCCTTCTGGGAAGGGAACAACACGTAAAGTTGATTGGTCGTTCCATTTCTTGTCTGGCAATGGGCACAAAGTCTTGCAGATATTCTCGTCTGATGCTAAAAACAAGAGCATCATGAGCTTCAAGAATGATTTTGCATTCTCTGAATCTCTTCTTAATTCGTATACCAGCTGCCTTGGTATTATCAGTAACAGCTCGTTGGGGCAAATAGGCCATTGCTTCTCTGAATAACTCATCTCCCCATCTTTCATAGAATATACGAACACCACCTCGCTCTGCATCGACTCCCCAGGGAAGAGGGGCATATAGCATTCTCCTGTTTTCTTTAAGGGCTTCAATTACGCCCGCGTGAAAGACCTTCTGAATGCGTGGTTGTTTAGCGTGGAATATTTTTAGCGCGCGTTCAGCGATGGCTTCTGTGATAGTGATGGGGATTTTATATTTCCTAGCCTGAGTATTAAGTTCGGTAGCTGCTCTACGTTTTCCTGCACCAAGATGACCAGCATGTCGTAACGTTTTTCCAGCAAATCTAATTGGTGATTCGTATCCCAATACCTTTTTACTGTAATCAGATTCAGCACCACCGAAAAACCAAGAAGCAGTGAGAGCGTGATAATCATGTTCATCTATGTCCCTTAATGCTTGCTCATCAGTGGCTAAATTGAAGACGACTCTTGCTTCAGCCTGTGAGCTATCAAGCTGGACAAAAATTTCGCCCTCGTCAGGTTCGTATTGACTACGGACATCAGAACCAATATCACCATGTTTGGTGAATACTTGGAATGCTGTGCCCATTACCTTCATGTCATTCTTACGACCTTTACCTACCATGTCTATCTTTGGTCTAATAGGTGGGTCTTGCTGACCTGTAGCAGTTCTACCCGTTTCCAGGCACAGATAACAGGTAGTCCTCATCTTGCCATCGAAGTCAGGAATCGCCATCAAGTAGGTATTAATCGTTTTCTTTACACGTCTCCGCTCTAAGCATTTTTCAATCCAGACGCGCATACTTTCATTCTTCACGCCATTCTGTAGATTGAGTAATGCAGTTAATTCTTCTTCTCCGGTTCCGCTACGACGTGGAAGTTTCCAATGATTAAAAAGTAAATCGTAGACCTGTCCTGTAGGACCATTGGAATTAACGTTAACGTCGATGCCAGCCAAACCAAACATCTCGAATCCAAGCCGTTCATCCCATTCAATATATTTATGAATGAGTTCGTCTCGTTTCGTGTGGTTGACTTGGAATCCATTGTTTTCAATCTCCAGATAGAAGTCTGGAAGAGTCATAAGAAAGTTCTCGTAGAACTTCCTCATACCTAATTCATCGAGGTCCGCATCCATCGCTTCGTCAATTTCATAAGTAACACAAGCGTCACGTCCACACCCAGAGAGCAAATCAGACACGTCCCCTTCATACATACCCTCATCTTTATAGAAGGGTTCCCGCGTATATATGCTTGTATTAAATGCCAAACCCTTGGGGAGTTCGGGGTTAATTGCGAATGCTTTAAGCATAGTATCGCTATAGATTCGTCTAATAGCGAATCCAATGCGTCTAATTTTATCTCGGTCATAATTAAAGTTCTGTCCAATTATGTCCTTCTCCCAAAGAACTTTGGCGAGTAGCATCCAACACGATACTAAGTCCGCATCAGGAATAGAAGATAAACCATCCCTATTCCACAATGGAACTACCATCGAATGATGTTTGCTGAATGCTAAACCGATACAGATAGGTAGACAATGACCACCTGCTTCAATGTCTACAGCCATCTTTCGATGGTCTTTATATCGGTCGAGGAAAGTATATAACTCTCCAGAATTACGACATATCTGGATGTTACGTTGTGGTAGGTCGATTAAAGGCGAGCGTCCTTCTTCCCATGCTCGCTTAAAATCGAATATCATTACCTGCCTATTCCAATAACCTTTAATTTCTCCTCCACTAGTCGCATGTAGAAGGTGAGCCGGATGGTAGGAGGGCACGAACTTATGCCCCATTCCGCGCATAATGCTACCACGGTGGCGCGAAATTTTACTCTTACCTGACAAAGCCCACAACGCTGTCCCACCCAAAGCGAGTATGCAATTGGGCCTAATTGAATTGATTTCGGTATGAAGTTCTTCAAGTTGAACCTTCATATCAATACCCGCGCGTTCTGCACGGACATTGAATGGAATTTTCTTACGACCAGGAAGGTCCGGGGGCACCTCGTATTTACAAGCATTGGTTATCCAACACTCATGGCGAGGTATACCAGCATCCTTTAGTAGACGGTCTAACTCTCTACCTGAAGGACCGACGAATGGTTTACCGGCAGCAGTTTCTTCGTATGATGGAGCCTCACCAAGTATCATAAACTTGGCGCCCATTGGCCCCATGCCGGGCACATATTTCTTTTCACTCATTTTCTTCGATAGCTTCAAGAATTGAGTATGCCAAGTTGATTAGTTCAATAGCAGTAAGATTCGTGAATTTCTTTTTTAGAATCTCTGCTATCCGCGTAACCTTATCACTTTGTTTTAGCGGCATAGATTTGCTCCAGTTTTTCTTCTTGAGTTTGTGTAGTAGGCCATCCATTAGCGACACGAATCTGCATGTCTTCGATGAACTTAGTTTCCCAATCATTCAGTTCATCTGATGCTTCATCCAGAATCGTATCAATATAATGTTTCAGGGTTTCTGGGCCTGCTGTTCTCCACACTCTTGCCATGTATATTCTCCTCTGATAAGAACGTTTTGGAACAGCATGAACAAAGATACTTATAGACTACTGGAGTAACGTAATCTAATGTGGAAATTTGTTCCAACAAACTTCTATCCTCGTTACTACAGTGTGGGCACTTCATCTTTTTTCTCCTGCTCTACAACTTTAATTTGGATTGCACGCCAGCCCTTACCAGGAATTTGCACAGGTATAAATGAACAATTCATACCCGTCTTCAGTTCCTTAAAGCCTAGCGTATCCTGTCGTAGAGCGGTCCAATGAAAAAAGATGCGTGTAAATTCGATTTGTTTGGATGAGATAAATCCCCATCCTTTGTCGTGGACCTTAATTATTCTTCCAAGAACTCTCTTGGATTCATCCATTGTTTTCACCAGTCTAATAAGGCGGGGGTGCATACGGTGTGCTCTACTATGAGAGTATGTATGCACCCCCTATCATTAGATAGTCTTCAAAGGCATCAATTTATGCCAATGTAGACCGAATCACAACATCGGGCACCAGCAATTTCTGAACAATCCCCTTAATCCTACCTAATGAATTTCGTTACTCCTTACTCGGTTCGTCTTCTTCTTCCTCGAAATCCTCGCCTGCTTCTTCTTCCTCCTGAGAATCTTCTTCATTCTCAGTCTGAATGTCATCAGTTTCTACAGGCTCAGTTGGGTCTTCTTTCGGCGTCATATCCTTGGGGGACATTTTTGTCTCCAGTTGGACCTTGTTAATTACCCGGTGTAGCAGTAAGGTCAAACCTACTACACCGGGCCTTGCAGTTACCGGATGCTACGCCGTGCGGAGAACCCGATACTTGTGGTTCACACGATTTACCATGCGACCCTGGTATGTATCGTTCTCCACGAATACCTCAAGCTGCTTTCCCGCAGCATTATTGAGGTCGAAACGAGCACCGGCTTTTACATCCACGCCGAACGCCTGAAGGAATCCAACGGCAAAGCCAATCGCCTTGCTGTTGAAATTCCAATCAATCGGAACGCCCTTGAAATCCTCGTTGCCACTGTCAGCGTTCTTGACAATGACACCTTCCACGGGGTAATTGGTAGAACCACCATCTTTCGACGGTGCCTCACCAACGCTTTCGATATGCATGACATACCATGCAGGCTCTACGACTTTACCGCGGAGAAGGTCTTTGTCACTGAAGGATACAACTGGCATTGCTTTTCTCCTGTGTTGTTGGTGTTGGTGTCTACTACTACGGCTACGTTGTTGGTTCTACTTCGGAGTTGGGGTCGTTAAAAACAACAGCCTTTATAGCCCACATAGCTGTTTGTTCATTGTTAGTAAGTGCGACAGACTGATGACGAGATTGTGGACAAATCTCTTTAATCAATCTTTCGCCTTCACTGAAGTGTTCACGTAGACGATTGATTTTACTCAATCCATCTGCGCTTGGTTTGTGATATGCGTATGGTTTGTCAATAGGCATCACACTCCTAGAACTTTTGTGTTGGTCCGGGCATTTGCTTCAGCTTCGCAATGGCAGGTATAATCCAGGTATCATAAATAGGCTTGTCCCCGAAGACAATCTCTTTATCCATACCTAACGCTGTCCGTGCGAAATCATCACCAGTATGTTCTGTTAATAGACTATAGTCACCTCCCTGTCCTTCTTCAAATCCCTTCTTGATATTGAAATGATAAACTTCACCACAATATGCAGGGATTTTAGGCGCGACTTTCTTACCAGCCGTTACAATCGTCCGGCTGATATGAGTCGTATTGTTTGAAGTGTTACGGTATTCTGCTTGAACGACGTGAGCTATGAGGATGATATTAACTTTGTGGAATGCGTTAATATCTTTGGTGAGTGCTATCAGTTCTTGGAGGGCTGCCGATTCCGCATTGTAATCTTCAATCTCATTAACCGCGATACCAGCAATGAGTTTACCTGCGGCTGCACCTGATTGACGCTTAACTCCATACTTCATTTTGACTGTTTGACGCAATGTCATATCAGCCATTGACGTAAGAGAATCAAATATCAGCGTCTTATACTTACACTCAGTTTGGAATTTCTCCAATTGGGCTTTGGGTTTATTCCAATCCTCATAGTCTTGATAGTCAATT